GTGGAGACCGTTCATTCTGATCAAATCACCTATGCCGGGTATCATCCAAATGATGGTGCTGCAAACTGGTTCGGCGGTATCCCTTACTTGTCGAGCCCGACTATCACGGAGTTCTTCAACAACTTCACGGCTCAGAACCAACAGCATATTCACGGGGTAAACCGTCTGGAGCTGATTGGTCGAAACTCCGCCGGGACTTTCATCCTGCAGATCCTTGAAAAGCTGGATGGCAAGCCTGGACCTTGGGTGTTGGCGGAGGTACACCGGGTAGACCGCCAGACCCAGATGAGCAGCTGGTTGCGGACTACGACCGTTTTCGTGATCACAGGAGACCCGCTCGAAGACACCAGAACGTGGCTCAAGGCTGGTTATGAGGCTCTCAGGGCTCTAGACCAAGAAATGGGCACGGCGTTCGCGCTCCCAGAGGATGGCGATCGATACTTCAACGACTATGAGTCCACGGTTGCAGAAGCTCCATCTGAATACGTCGATGGCTCCGAAGCTGTCGAGACCTTCGCAGTCACGGTTCCGCTTCTTGAACCACTCTCCGATGAACCACAAATGCTCTCCGACTTCGGCGGCTTCACTGGCTAACTATTTACACATGAAACACCTCAGCACTATCCTCCTCTTGGCCCTCCTGATGGTTGGCTCAGCCATGGGGCAAGCCAAGAAAATCACCGAGTATCCAGTACTTGCCGATCCGCTCTCCGGCGATGACGTGGTGCACATGTACGAGATGCAGGCCGCAGTTGGGGCTCGGTCCCGTCAAGTCACCGCCAACCAGATCAAGACCTTCGTCCTCGACGGACTTGAGACCGGAATGCAGAACGGTGTCACGACCATCATCGATGGCACGAGTGGCTACATCCTCTACAACAACGGAGGCATCCTGAGCCAGAAAGCGACGACTGGTAGTGGCTCGGTTGTTTTGGCAAACGGCGGCACCCTTGTTAGCCCGACCTTCTCGGGCGGCTTTACGGCCACTGGGACCATACTGATGAATAACGCCACGATGGCACTTTACAGTCCGACAGTTAACGTTTCAACTCCGTATGCATCGTTCGCCCAAGAATGGGATGGAGAGTTCGTCAACTTTGTAGGGGCAACCAGCAACATCGTCGGCACAAACTACGACCCAGACAGTGCTCTTGAAGAGTGGAAATTCAACAGTACTAGAATGTTCGCGATCAAACCTGACGGGACGATCGAGTCATCCGGTAACATAAACGCCAGTGGCAGCACGAACGTTACCGGAGATGGCAACTTCGGCGGTGCCGTAGTTGCCGATACTGGCGGGACGTTTGGAGGTGATGTTCTGGTTAATGCCAACTTTACGGCGGATGGGGAAGTCAGTCTTGGCAAGTTCGGTGGAGTGTGGGGTGTGGGCAGTGGCTCGATGACGTGGAAGGGTATGTACGGCACAACGCAGTGGATGCAGGGAGGCTCCGGTAACTGGAGGCTGTCCGCTGCTTTGGGGACTGGAGGTGGGTTGCTCGGTATTGACTCTGGGGGCTCGGCCCCTGTGTATCTCCAGAACGGTGATGCCAGCCACCGCTTGTGGCTACGAGATGGTTCCGCCGCGCAGATGTTTGCGGTAGCGAACGACTTTGACGATTTTACTAACTACGAGGCCCTCTTTATCGATGCGCAGACCCATACAAACGAGTTTTGGATTAACTCCGACAACGGCTCGGGTGGCGGCACTGTTCGCCCTATGGTGCTAGCTTCTAACAACGTAGAGCATGTTCGCATCGCTGATGGGTATGTGGCTATTCAGGGTAATGATGGTTACGGTAGGGCGATGTCCGTTCGGAGCATAGGAGGAGGCACCGCCTTTTTATCCGTGAGTGGCGACGGAACTATTTTTCTAAGCTCAGGTTTATACGCCAGCCAACTATGGATAGGCAACCCGTTAAACGCTACGGAGTCTATTACACTAAAGCACGGCACAGGCACGCCAGAATCCTCTGTGCTGGGAGAAGTAGGGGACACCTACTTTAACCGGACGGGTTCCGCTGGCGAAACTCTATACGTCAAAGAGTCTGGAACAGCTACAACTACGGGATGGCAGGCTATGCGTTCTGCCTCTAAGCCGTGGCTGGTCAAGACTACCGCATATACCGCTGTCTCATGGGACGCCATTCAAACGGACACTAGCGGAGCGGCCTTCGCCATCACGCTGCCAGCTTCTCCTACCATTGGCGATTGCATTTATATCGAAGACGCCACGGGAAGCTGGCCCACGAACAACCTCACCATTGCAAGGAACGGTTTAAAGATCAACGGAGCCACGTCGAATTACACCGGCTCCGTTCTGGGAAGCAAGCTCACGTGCGTTTACATCAGCGTGGCTTACGGATGGTCGATCAAGTAACTGAACAGGAAACAATCAACTTCATTTTTCTATGTCCTTACCGCTTAACGACCAAGCACTGCGCAACGCAGCCGTATCCCTGTCCGCCGTCCTCGCGGGGACGGATGCTACTTTCCAACTATACGAACCCATAGGTAGCTTATCGCTGCTATGCACGGGAGCAGGTGACTGTCATGTGTTCTTGGCAACGGGCACGGTGTCTGCGGCCATCACGATGAATACGCTCACAGAACCCGATGTGCTCACGCTGGGCATGGGGGGCGCGGGCGGAACGCTCACCTTCCCCACGAGTATCACGGGCGGCATCGAAATAACCAATTCCGCCGCACCAGTCATCGTTCTACCTAACACTGGTTTGGCCAAGGCACTCACCAACCTGACCAAGATCACAACGCTTAACGCTAAAGCTGTGGGCGAGGGTTACTCCTTCGTTCTCATCGGCGCTCCGTTGCTGGAGGATTTAACCTTCCCATCCAACTTCGGCGGTAACATCAACGTGGAATCAGCGCCTCTGCTGTCTTCACTCGACATACAAGAAGGGGCGCTCGCGTTGGCTAACAGTGTTTACTTTGTTGGATGCGCTTTGGACGCTGAATCTATGGACGCCCTGCTGTCTGCGTTGGCAGGTAGCGCCATCAACTCCGGCACCCTGCACATCGTAGGCGGAACCAGCGTTGCTCCTGTGCTGGACTTGCCGGGAAACCCCTACTCCGTCAAGATTGTATGCCCCGACCCTGCGACCATGAACGCTGACCCTTCGCCTGCCAACTGGATTGATATGGGCGACGGTCACATATACTACTTCCGTATAAACGGTATGGGTATGCCTCCGGGATTAGTTCCTTACGAGCACGCCATTGAACTGACAACAGGTGCAGACAACGACGAGAGCGTGGCGAATTATCTGGCGTACAACATAGGGGTGAACTCTGCTGCGTTGTTCAGTGCGACTACTATGGCTAACGAAGTCTGGATTACCAGTCTAGCCAACGCCAACTACAACACACCCACACAAGACGCAGGAAACAAGTTCACGTTTTACGATGAAGTGGCGGGCAACACCGATCTAAACAGTCACATCAACACACTCGTCAATGTAAAAAGCTGGACAGTCGAAACGCCATCTTAGATCATGAAAACACTACCTCCATTGCTCGGCCTGCTTGCCGCCCGGTGTATCGGATGCAAGCAGCCTTGTAAACAACCTAGTGAGTGGTAAGGGCTGGACAGTTGCGACAAACTAACTACGTATTATCATGATCAAGCAAGCCACTTTCGCCAAAGAAGCACCATCGTCCGCTGGTACGATCTTCGAACTTACCAACAACGTTCAGGGAGGCTTGCAGGTTATACTTGATAACCTCTCGTCCGACAACGTCTTGGTTTACAAGTTCGAGGAGTCCCACGATGGTATTACGTGGGTTGACAAAGAGTTTTCGATCTCGGCTGACGAGGTCGCCGCTACCTTCACGGTGCAACCCCTCAACTCTCACACTCTCAAAGTTACTTGGACCCGTGCGCGTCTTCGCCTCACGGCATCCGGCAACTTGAACCTTCAAGTGAGCCTTCAGTACCGTGTCAACACTTCCATCCTGAGCAGCGATGCTCTCGTGATCACCCCATAACTCGATGAGCCTGAGCCCTAAAGACAGACGCAAACTCGCTGACATGGTCCGCAGCGGTGACATTTCCCGCCGGGTCGCCAAGCAAACCAGCATCAAGGACATCCAAAAGGTAACCAAAGCTGTTCGCGGACATCGAGATCAGTTCACGAAGCAATCAAAAGACTAAAAGCAGCCTACTACGTATCGACAACCATGAAAAAGAAGAACCTCACCGAAGCTGGCGGAAAAGAAAACCCGCTTGATCACAAGCCCTTCCGCAACAAGCTGTCCGGCAAAGGCGCAAAGCCAGCCAAGGGCAATCCTCTGGCTCGCGGGTTCGACAAAGGCAAAACCGTTCGCCAGTCGAACAACAAGCTCGCTTTTCCCCGTGTCCGCCATGGTCTCGCCTGGCGTTCTATGGCGGACGGCGTGAACCTCATCGAGGGGATCGGCAGTCTTATCAAAGCCGACAAACTTGCCGAAGCCCAAAAAAGCTGAGTAATCTCACGGCACGAAGCCACAGCCCTACTTTCATGTTCGACAAACCAGAGCCAGTTTCACATCTTTTAGAGGATCTCCTCTCCCGTCGCGGGTGGGGATCTTTCGTGGTTGAGGGTTGCCACCAGCCGTCTGTGATTCGTGGACTCATCAAAGGTCAGGACGTTACGGAGTCGATCGAAGATACGGAAGGGGCTGAAGAGTTTCAAGAGTCAGTTGATCGCGCTTTCGGGTCCATTAAAGGATTTGAGCAGCACGTCAGCCGCACCCGGAATGAAACGATTCGCCGGTACGCTGAGTCGCTTAAGAAAGTGCGGGCGTCATTCTCTTGCTACCCAACTTTCACCGGTCATCGGATCGTTGAGAAACATGCTCGCCATGCTCGCTCCCTGATGGGGTCGATTCAACGCGGAGGCCAGGTTCACGAAATGGCCTCCCGCTTGCTCGACGAAGCGTACAACGACCTCAAGGTCATGGAAAAAACCATGCCGTACAAAGTTGGAGTTCAGGGTGACATCCTTGCCGAGTGCAAGTATGAAGACCAGCACGATTCCTTCATCAAAGCCTTTTCGAAAAAGTTCAAGGTCAAGGCTGAGCGGATCGAGTACATGAATGAAGGAGTGTCCGCCTTCTACAGTCCTGAAGATACTAAGACCCTTCAGGACACGATCTTCGCTGAGATGAGCGCCTTCTGCTTCAGCAAAAAGTATCTGATCACCAAGAAGGGCTCCCTCGCCGACGCCGACTTCGGGTCCTTCGGAGAATGCCTGTCCAAATGGTCGTTCGTTTACTGCGATTCCCTTTCCAAGCCCGAAAAAGACGATGAATAACCTTGCTGAGTCCCTCCTTGAAGACGTCGCCGTCGACGGTTACGACGGCGAAAACTGCATCGACCCGGCTGACAAATGGTGGTCCCACGGTGACGTCGCAAATGCGTTTGTTGGTGGACTGCATGGGTTCAAGAATCTTGAGGATGGCATGCGGTTCATCATCAGCAAGCTTACCCGTGAAGAGGCAATCGCCCTCTATAACAAGACTCTCGCCTGTCAAGGTCGAGAAGACGCCAAAAGAGACGCCAAAAGAGACGCCAAAAGAGACGCCAACGAGCGTGGTGCCAAGTACACGAACGATCCTCGGTACAAAGCGTCGTGGCAGTAAGTACTTGACAAAGTGACACTCATGTGCTACCTTATGGCATGAGTAAACAACCACCTAACGTGCACAAAGACTCGAAGATACATCGAGAAGACCTCGAAATGTGGTGTGTCACTGCGGCACACTGTGGTAAGTTCAGGACCGCTCTCAAACAAATCCGTGAAATCGAAAAACAAGGCGGAGCCGCCAGCGCTTGGTGGGAAGGCATCAATGTTGTCGTAAAGCGTGAAGGCTCAAAGACAACGGCGACAGAACCCACCCATCCTGTTCACACCGTACCGGCCAAGCTTGTTGCCGCTCCGAAACCAGTCACGGAGTCTCAGTCAGCAATCCTGGCAGTCCTCTTGAACAAGATGACGACCTCGGAGGTTGCTGCAGCACTATCAAAGCCCGTCGCTGCTGTCAATTCCTCGTTGCAGTCCTTGAAGACCGCCGGTCGCGTCATCATGGAGGTCACAGACTCCGGACTTACTTGGGCCAAAGCCTAGTAACTATCTCGGTGGACCCATTTCGCCAAATACAGCAGCGTCAGAATAACAAGCGCCGTAGCACCGTAGCTACGGCGCGTCCGTCCCGATTCTTAGTCGGTCGTCAGGATACATCCATTCCGGCTCCACCAGCTGCTCCAGTGCCCGTCGTTCCTCGGATGCAGGTTCATCATCGTCTGAGCGAGGATAAAAAGCCCGACGCATCTCCGAAGGGCGAGTCTGTCGGGTTCTGGCTTATTCCCAAAGGCGAAAACCAGTACATGAAGCTCCGGATCTTCCGCAAGTACACGTTCGAGGAAGACCAGACACTCCCGAATGTTCAAGCTACTTGGCAGAGCCTTAAACAAGGGAATCTCAAAAATGCCGCCAGAGGGGCGATGGGGGACAGCACTTGGGACGTTGAAATCACGATGGGTGGTCAACTTCTGCCGATCTGGGCGGTCCTGGCTAATGTTGATATCCTGTCCAAGCACTTTCAGTGGATTCCGGCGATGCTGAAAAACAAGACGATCAACAATGTCTATCTGCCGTCGCTGGGCGAGGAAGCGGTTGCCGCTGCTGAGATGGTTCAGAACCAACTGATGAAGCGGGGTTGGTCGTTTGCGATCAAGGACGGTGAAAATATTCTGTTCGGATGTCGCGGTGGTGCTCACCACAGACCTCCGTATTTCGATACCTTCACGCAGGAAATCTCAGGATCTGGGCCAGCGATGGTACCGATCGACATCAAGCTTGGTGAGCCAGGTGAGCTCAAGACGGTTCAATTTTTCGACAGCAGTGGTGAAGCTGGCGGTCGATCGATGAGCCTTGACTACTTGATGGGAAAGGTCAAAAAGGCGGACCCAAAGAATCCCGACGAACCAGAGAAACCTGATAAACCGGAACAAGCTCAGAAGACCGACAAGTCAGACTTCAAGTCCAGGCTTGCCGACCCTGCCAAGGTCAAAGACTTTGCCAAGTGGATCAACGAAATCTTTGCATCCGGTCAGAACGTGTCTCTGGTTGAGTTTGCACCGGAATACGAGGGTCATCAGTGGTGGGACCCGTCAAACCCTCCGTTCGACAAAGTTGAACCGCAGGTGATCAGACACTACTTCGACTACGAGCGTTTCATGGAGGCAGTCGAGAAGAAGAGCGTGTCACCACAGGTCATGGCTTTGTTTTCTGCCGTTATTGGTGCACTCGCTGAGTCTAAGCATCGCCAGCTTCTTGAGGACATGGGGTGGGATGACATGGCGTTCCACAAGTTCGCGTCTCTCGGAGGTGAGGAGAAAAAGGCCGAAATGCAGGAATCGAAAAGGGTCATCAACGAGATGACCTTCAGGGAACTCCTTCGCCATACTTCCCACAACGGCGGATACAGGATTGGCGGTATGCGCCGGATTCATGGACGTTGGCTCTATGATATGTCAGTCCCGGACCGCATGACCAACTCGCGTTTCGTGATTGTGCGCCAACCACGGCTCGGACTCGACACAGACGGAAGCCCGATCTACCGATTCAGGTTCCGGTCTCGCGCTGACCGCAATACTACTGGGATGGCTCAGAGTGGGTACGTGAAGTTTATGCAGACCAAACGAGGTCTGTTCAAAAAGGCCATTCGGTTCATCTCCAACACGGAGATGGATGAAGACGTGCAGGTTGGATGCAGTTGCCCGGACTTTCGGTTCAAGTGGCACTGGGTGCTGGCCAGAGCCGGTGCTAGCCATACTCCAACCGGCATCGGCTTTGACGCGATCGACGACCCGCCGAATCATACCAACCCGCGCCATCTCATCGGCCTGTGCAAGCATCTGTGCGTGTTCCAAGACATTCTGTCGCGGTCTGTTCGCGATCACGATCGCGAGGTCGGGGTTCTGCGGAAGGACTCTAAGACTGCTCCCACCAAACCGGCCCAGAAACCCAATGAGCCTCCGAAAATCAAAGCTGGCGCTGAGCTTGACGCTACTCGCGGAAAACCTCTCGATACAGCAGACAAGTCTGTAAAACCGAAGGAACCCCCAAAGGAACAGCAAGAAGACCCCAAGAAGCAGAAGGATGACGAGGACGACGACTTCCCGCCACCTCCTCTTGGTATTTGGTAACTGAATTGAGTAGCCTACGTATCCACATGATCTCCCCGACCTACGACTTTTCCGAAACCGCATTCGTCCGCAAAACCGGTGCTTCGTTTCTTAAGATCCTGTTGCAGTCTCATACTGGTCTGCACAGTGCCTCGTCGGCAGTCGGTGGGGCCACCGGCAGCATCATGACGCTGTTCTTGCGCAACCTCGGTGATAAACCGGCAAACTTCAAGATCCAGGCTTGTCGTCGTAAACAGCCTCAGGAAAACCAGTCCGGCGATACTGCCTACGGTGATCTGGTTGGATACACGAATGTCGTGGTCGCCTCCGGTGGTCTGTTGACCCTCCAAATCGACACTCTTGGTAACAACCTTTTCAGCCTCATCGCCCTCGGTACCAATAAGACCAAGTTGCTTATCGAGTGTCGCACCAACTCTATCGTAAAGGCGATCGTCTGGAAGAAGGACGACGAGCTTGACCGCGTTGAGGATCAAGACTCCTATATCAACGACGAAACTCCGAAAGATTTCCAAGTCGGCGGCGGATCGTGGCCGTGGGGTGGTCAAGGTGCTGGTGGCATGTCGTAGCCCGGGGATTTCTCCACAGTATATGACATCAGGCAAGGTAATTGAGACAGAAGTTCACGAGAAGTCCAACACCGTTTGGATCAACGTAAAGTCCGACGACGAGACTATGGGCATTCTGGTCGAAAGGACTGCCAAGTCCCGATGTGTCAGCGAGGGAGACCTCGTGTGGTGGCAGGCCGACCTCGTTTACTGGACTCCGAAATACAACTCCGTGAAACGAGAAGGCCAAGTGACCGTTCATTACGACATCATTCTGAAGAGAGCGAGTGTCGGGAAGGCTGTAAGACCCAGCGAGGTTGATCGCTGCACTTTGGCATAGTAGGTGTTGGCATGTCTGCTGAACCGTACTATCGCAAGCTGAACGACAAATCCAAACTCAAGGAGAAGCAGTCCAAAGCTGCCCGCGCTGGCTTGAAGCCCCCAACCAGGGTCTCCCCGCGCAACTTCTGGGAGCCAGCACCGGTTCGCCTTACTGAGTCCGAGCAGGAAGTCAAGAGTTATAACGACATCTGGCTTTCGGCAAACCAATACCTTCAGCGTAAGGCTGACGAAATGGTGTCGTTGCCCCCCGATTCTTCAGAGCGCCTGTTTGTCGATGCTCTCTCTGGAACCTTGAAGCAGTTTGAAATCCGCAAGGAAGACAGTCCGTCGAACGTCGATCTCCGCAACCGGATCAAGCTCTTGGCCGACAAGCTCGATTCGATGTTCGAAGGCCGCACCGGTCACGGTGAGTTGCACGAGTACATGATGCAGCTCTCCGATGGGATGATGCAGCTCCACAACAACATTTCGGTTGATGAAGCTCCCGATCTTGGGGACATGGACGACATGCCCCCCGGGGAACCCGGCGAAGAGGCCCCCGGCGGTCCTGACGAAGCTGGCCCTGGGCTTGACGCTCCTCCTGAAGAGGAAGAAGGCGCTGGTCCCCCTCCAGAGGAATCTGGTGACATTGCAAAAGAGCTTGGCCTGTGAACCCGTACGAAGCCTCATTAAAGTCGATCTTCCGCAGTCTCTTTTGTGAGGCCACGGACTGGAAGTCTGTCGTCAAGGTCCTGAAACAAGCCCGCAAGGATACCGACACCGACCCGTCTGAAGCACAAAAGAAATCCGGCAACTATGCCAAGGGCTCCTTCAAGTGGAACGGCCTCAAGATCACACTCGAAAACCCGGCTGGATCGACGCGTCGTGGTCAAAGCAAAGACGGCAAGAAGTGGCAGACCCACATGAAAGCTGACTATGGGTACGTGAACGGCACCGAGTCGGAAGCCGACGGCGACCACATCGATGTTTTTATCGGGCCAGACCTTGAGTCGGAGCTGGTACACGTGATCAACCAGAAAGATCCAAAGACCGGAAAATTCGACGAGCATAAGTGCGTGCTTGGATGCTGGTCGTCCGAGGATGCAAAAGACCTTTATCACGACCACTACGAGAAAGGGTGGAAGGGATTCATGAGTGTCTTCTCGATGACGGTTTCAGACTTTGTGGACTGGGTCTACAACGGAAAGTCCTCGAAGCCTCTGGTCGAGTCGTATAACGAGGGGTACTCCTGTCCCGACGAAGTACGACTTCCGGGTGGCGAACGGCTCGATATGGGCGCACCGGGTGCAATGGACTTCATCTTCAACTCCGAGCATTTCTTAATAGGGGAGTTCGGCTCGCACTATGACTTGGTGAACTGGGTAAACCACATCGAGGGAGAGCGGGCTTATGACGTCCCAATGAAGTCGAATGTCGATCCGTTCGATCTAAAGGACGAGTTCCTATCTGGTGCTGATCCGAATACTGAGGAATACGAGGGCGACTTCAAGCCCGGGGTTATAGCTGGTCGTCTTTGGAGGGGTCACAACGTTATCTCCTTCTGGCAGGGTGAGATCGCCGATTACCGTGGTATCATCGCTACAATGATCAAGGCCATTGGCGGCGATGTCAAAGAGTACTTCGTCGCCGACGAAAACGACTTCATGACGCTGGCTCGGTTTATCGCCAAACAACAAACGGTTGGATACGATGCCAGCTGGAAGGAACTTGCTCAGCAACAACACCTCGACGCCGTGATCAAGCGCAAAATCTCAAGCGGCGGTATGGGTTCGAGAACCGCCGGTAAAAGAGCCAGCGACCATGGTATGACTCCTGCTGAGTATACTGCCAAGACTACGACTTCCGAGTCGGTCTCGATCCTGCGGTCGTTGCTCGAATCCTTATAGTGGGCTTTCGATCGCGGTTGCTACCAGTGCTGCCGCTTTCTCGGCGCAATGAACCCGAAGCTCTTCGAGCTTATCGGCTGGAGTCTCAGGATGATTGGCTGCATAGTTTTCAAAGTAAGCGGTGTACCAGTTCCAGACTTCCTTGCCGCCGCGCCACAGGCTCTTGATTCCGAGGCTGCTGCCCCAGTTGGTCTCCTTGGCCATATTGCAGGTGGACGTGAAACTGAACTCTGTTGGGACGCCATCAGAACTATCGGAAACGGTCTTGATGAGGTAGAACTTTCCAGCTGTCAAGTACTCGCCGCCTGAAAGAAAGGTCTTCGTTTCGTCGTTCAGGAACTGATCACCGACTTCGACCAGCTGCTTGAGCTTATAGTGCATGAGGTCCACGTCATCGTGTTCACGAGCAGCGGCTCGCGATTTTTCAAGCTTCGCGTCAAGCTCTTCGATCGACATGCCGGTTTCGAACAATTCAGGTTCGTTGGCTACGAGGTCCTCTTTCAGGAGCATATCAGCAAAACGGCTGGCTTCCCAGACGAACAAATCGAGCTTTGCCTTCCGAAGAATGGTCTGGTGGATGCCAGTCTTCTCGGAGAGGTTTGACCAGTAACGTTCGCTTCTGACGGATCTTGGTTCGTATGGTGCGCAATTCATGTTTCACTCTAGCACATAAATGCCTTCTTGTCAAGTAGTTCGAAGCAGTTCTCAGGCTTTCTCGCCGACAAGTAGGTATCGACATGACGCCCACCGCTCAACTTTACAGCCTTTGCGAACTCAACGGCAGCTGGACCCCTGCTCGCCTGAAGAAGCTGGGTATTACCGAAGCTGCCATTAATCGCGGTCAGACCCAGGGTATCCTGCGCATCGGACCGGCTGGATCATTCACGCTGGCCGAAAGATGGAAACGCGTGGCCCTGAAGGCCCGCCTTGCTGAAGAGCTCAAGCCAGGTGAAGAAGTCGTCAAGATGCAGGATGGTCACCCGGTCAAGGTTCAGGCTATCAAAGACGATGGTGGAAAGGTTGCTTTCGTTGATCCTGAACGCATCGAGGACGGAATCCAAGATGCTGAAACCGATCAGCTCACCACCAAAGAGGACGCTGAAGAAATCGACCGCATTTTCGCCTAATCATGAGCACCCCCATTCAATTCAATGGCTCCGACCCGGAGTTCACACGCCGCACGCAAGCCTTCGCGGCCATGATCCCGGATATCCAGTCGAACCTGGCTGATCTCGGAATCGAAGAAGCCATTCAAGGTCTTTCATCCTTCAAGTTCGTTGAAATGTCGCCATCTGCTGAGCGGTCTCAATACGTGACCGAGGGTGATGACATCATGATCTACCCCATGAACTTCAAGGCCGGTGACCGCCCCGACTGGTCGATCTATTGGGCGCTGGGAGCTCGCCATTGGGCTCTCAACATCTCACCAGAGAATAAGGTCCGGTGGTCAAACCTCACTGTCGAACCGAGCAAAGCCACGGTTGCCCGCATTCTGAAGATGCTCGACGGTAAGCACACTTTCCGGCAGGTCATCGAGTCAGTCGGTGAAGCAGTTGGGCGTCTAGTCGCCTTGCACATCACGAATGCTCTCGTGAAAAACGGCATCCGTCCGACCGGCCTTGCCGCCATCGACCTCAACAACTACCCACCGGTTTCCGATTTCATGCACGGGTTGCGGTCCTTCAGCCTTCGACCCCTTGTCTCGGCTTACGGCTCTATCTGCTGCTTGCAGGGATACGCTGGCGCTTTTGCTGAATATGCGGTCAACAATGGCAAGTTCCCGATCAGGGAGCATTCTACCGCTAAGGCTTTTACAGCCTTGTTTTCCGAAGTCACGATCGAGAATTAATGGCTGTTCCAAAGTTCGAGAACCCGGCAGATGCGTTCGCGATTCTCAAGAACTGGGGAATGGTCGATGAAGACTATTATAAGTTCACGACCGAAGCTAAACTGCCTCCTCCCGGGTGTTACCTGTTTCGCCGGTTGCCGCAGTCTGAGATCTTCAAAGTGATCCGGAACGACGGGTCTTCCAAGACCATCATCAACGACGGCCCTGAGTTCCCCGGCAAGCTTATCGCTTTAGGGTTCCCGAAAGAGAAGCTGGACGACATCCTATCATATGTCTACAACTTTCAAAAAACGATGATCCGAGTGAAATGGTGTGAGAATTGGGGGAAAGACCCGGACTCCGCCGCTCCATCCAAACTTTGACGTCAATCTGTGGCTGTCAACTTTTTTCGATTTGCATAGTCAGGCTGTCAATCTGTAAGGTCCTAGCTGTCCTTACATGCCTAAACAGCTTCTCACCGAAACCTTCTTCTTTCGCCCGCTCCCCGGGAAATCGCAGCTGATTGAGAGGAAGACGTCAGATTTTGTTCGCCTCAATCCCGGCGGCGTGAAGCTGGTCGAGAACGTCGGCGGTACTTACACGGCACGTTCCGTTACCGGAGTTTTTCAAAACTTCATCAAGGAAAACGCCAACCGCCGAATCTATCCCAGATCCCTCTGGGAACGTTGTTTCGCCGAAGGATCGCCATTTCAGGAGCGCCTTCAAAGCCGGTCTGTTCTCGGAGTTCTTGAACACCCCGAAGACGGCCAGACCAAAATCCGCGACGTGTCGCACGTTGTCACCGAAGTTCGCTTCGCAACCGACAAGGAAATCGCCGAATCTGGTGGAGCCCTGCAAGAGGGTGATATTGTTGGGACCTACGAAACCGTCCCGACCGCCGCTGGTAAAGACCTCGAAGCTCTTCTTGAAGCCAACCTTGGCTTCGGTGTCTCCAGCCGTGGTGCCGGTAACGTGATCGAGCGCAACGGCACCAGCATCGTCGAGGACGACTTCGACCTTGATACTTGGGACGTTGTCACTAACCCGTCTGTCGGACGTGCTCGCCCTAAAGTGGTCATCACCGTCGAGTCGAATGAAAAAGATGGCAAGATCGTCGAGTCTACCGATTCTGGTACCGTCCCGGTCGTCCCCTCTGCTCCTCACAAGGTACAAGAGTGCGACGACACTCCGACTCCATTCGTGAAGTCTGAAAAGGACCTCGCCGAGACCGCTGAAGGTCAGTTTGCTGGAGCGCTCGTCAACGAGGCCCAGGAAGTTATCGGCGGAGTGCGAATCACCGAGCACAAGAGCTCGATCTGTCCGACCTTTTACATCAGTGAAGCTTCCACCGGAGGCGAAATCGTTACTGGTAACGTCACGATTTCGCTTGCCAACGCGCTTGCCGAAGCCAACAAAGTCATCGCGACCGTGCTTGAGGGTAAGACCAAAGCCACCGTCTCCAACACAATCTCGGAAATGAACTTGTCTCTTTACTTCCCCCGGAAGTCGAAAGACAAGCCAGCTCCAGAGCCGCAAACACAAACCGAATCGACCAAAACTCGCCCCATGAGCAAATATCAAGAATTGATGCGCAAAAAGGCCGAAGTGGTTCGCCTCACTGCAACCCGTACCGAGGGCATGAAGCCCTCAGACAAAGCGGCTCTGCTCAGTGAAGCGTCCCAGCTCCGGATGGAAATCGACACGATTTCCGAGTCTGAGCCTTCCCTCAGAACTGAAGCTCTCAACCTTCAGAATCGCCTGAACAAGTTCGAATCCTTCGTGGACGAAGAAGGTGCAGCTCCCCCTGCTCCTCCTGCCGCCCCGGACGCACCTCCGGCCCCCGGCCCTGATGCCCCCGTGGAAGAAGGTCCGATCGACGCTGCCCTCCCCCCTGACGTCATCGACGCTCTGGGTGATGCCGCCGCAACGATTCAGGAGCTGACGGATGGTACCGACGAAGAAGCTGCCGCGCTCGTTGCCGAGCTGGAAAGCCTCGCCTCTGCCGGTCCTGATGAAGAGCTGCCTGCCGACCCCGAAACCGATTTCGTGGACGACATCCCTGCGAACCTCGGTGAGGCTCGCAATGCCGCCCGCCGCTTCATCAAGAAGCAGATGGCCCTCGAAGCCATCCACCGTTCCCTCATTTTCGCTTCCAAGCGCCTGCTGGAGCGCAACAAGAGTAACCGAGCCAACCTCGGTGAATCGAAAGCTGTCGCCCGCCTCACCGAGGAACGCGACAACTACAAGGAGGCCGCTGAGCAATTGGCTGCCAAGTACAACACCGACATGATCAAAGCCGGTACCCGGAACCTTCAGATCTCGAAACCCAAGTTCTACGAAGCCGTCAAGGCCAAGTTGGCTGAGTGCAAGACCTGGAAACGTTTCGTCGCCGTGGTCAATGAAAACGCTCCCGCCGGTACCCCGAAACTGGCCGAGTCCACAACCCCGCCCGCGCCTGCGCCAAGTACGCTGACCGAAGGTAAGGATAAGCCTGCACCGGCTCCCGACACCACCGATCTCGCCGAATCCCACAGTGCCGTGCAATTCGTTCGTCGTAACCGTATCAACGGTTAATTCGAACGACCTCACCCAAACCAAAAAGCTATCCAATAATAAGATGAGAGCAAATCCTCGTGATATCGCCAAGATGATCAAGCGTGGTCTTCAGCTTGCTGAAGCACCAATGCAGATTACGTCGAAGCAACCGCTGGTGGAAGCAAAAGGCTGGAAGGAAATGGTTGAAGGGATCTCGCGCCCTGAGACCAAGGCCCTTGTTGCCAACATGCTTGAAAACTACCGCGTGGAACGTTCCATGATGGACGAATCCACCTCCTCGCTGACTGTCGGCAACTTCGACAAGTACGCATTCCCGCTGATCTCGATCGTCGCGGAAAACATGATCGCTCAGGACCTTGTGGCTGTTCAGCCGCTTGAAGGTCCTTCCGGCCACGTGTTCTTCCTGAACATCGTCACCGGCCAAGACAAGGGCAACGTCCCTCGTGGTTCCAAAGTGTGGGATGCCCGCACTGGCAAGTCTGACCGCAACTCCGATTCGGACGATTTCGTCCCCTCTGAGTCCATCGGCGCGATTTCCGGCACCACTCTGACGGAAACCAACCTGTCCTACACCCCCGTCATTGCTGGTACCGTCCAGCTTGAAGGTGATGATGGCGTGGTTGCCCTCACCGACGATGCCAATGGAAACCTCGTGATTCCTGGCACTTCCACCGTCAAAGGTTCGATCGATTACACCACTGGTGCGATCGCCGTTTCTGCGATCTCGGCCACGACCCTCACTGATGGTGAAAACCTCACGGCGTCGTACCACTACAACACGGAACTCAATGGCGAGGCTCAACAGCTCGACATCGAGATCCAGCACGCTCCCGTCTACTGTAAGGAGCGCAAAATGCGCATCCGCTGGAGCACCGAAGCTGCTCAGATCCTTGACGCCCTCCATAGCGTCAACGCTGAGTCCCTTCTGAGCACTGCGGTGACGAACAACATCAACTGGGAAATCGACCGCGAAATCCTTGAAGATCTTCGTCGTTGCGCTTCTGCTGGTGTCGTGAACTGGTCGGCCAACATCCCCACGGGATCGACGATCGGTTACAGCGAGCACAAGCTCACCTTTGTTGACGCGATGGTCACTGCCTCCGGGTACATCAGCCGCGCCACCAACCGTGTCCGTGCAAACTGGATGGTCGCTGGCATGAACGGATCGAACGTCATCGAGACGCTTCCTCAGTTCGAGCCTACGGATGCTGATCTCACTGAAATCGAAGGCGTTTGCTACCTGGGTAACCTGGGTCGCGTCAAGGTCTACAGTGATCCTCACTTCCCGATCAACGAGTGCTTGATGGGTTACAAGGGCAAGGACTTCACCCGCGCTGGTTACATCTACGCGCCGTGGTTGCTCCTGTTCTCGACCCCGACGATCACTCTCGACGACTTCATCAACCGTAAGGGCATGGCTTCCAGCTACGCCAAGAAGGTCATCAACTCGCGTTACTACGCGAAGGTGAAGCTCTCGAACATGACGAACGAGTTCGGTGCAGTTTAAGGAAAGCAGTCCCTAAAGGACTTGTAGCATTTGCGGGCAACCTCACAAGGGTTGCCCGCTTTCTATATACAGGATGAAACTAGAACTTGTTGACGAAGACATTGCCGCCCTGAAGGCTCGAATCTCGAACTATGCGACAGCCGTCGAGGCGTATCACTCGAATCGTCTTTACGCAGTCCTCAAAAAACTCGACACTGGTATCAGGGCGGATGACCACGACGATGTTTACCGCCGTGGCCGCATCGATATCAAGGCCATTCTTGCTAACTTCGACAAGGAGAATAAGGAACCCGAACCACCTGACATCCTGCCGTAGGTATCGGCATGAGCGGAATCAGCGAACAGTGGCCCATAGAGGATGAGTTTGTCACGGTTGTAATGACCGATGGCAAAGAGGTAAAGCTTCCATTATTCGGGTACCTCGAATACGACGACGGATATGCCGAGTGCCACTACGCCGTCGACGCCGCCTCGCTCACCGGCGTCGAGGACGACATTATCTCGATCTTCAGTAAGGAGAAGACGATCAGTCGTCGCGATCAATCATACGGCCCGAAAGCCATCGACATTTGGGAAATCGTCAACATGGATCGGGCTTTCGAGATTGTCACCGGTTCCAAATACAAGCAGGCCGAACTTGAGAAGTGGTATCAGGAACACAAAGGAGAGCCACTCCGAGTTCGTCAGCAGCTGGACCTCGGCCTCGGGGAGTCGAAACTCCTCGAAAGCCTCGTGAAGACCTCAGAACGGGTTTTCCGCCGGAACTGACACCACGCACCGCGTGATCACGGTCTGCGGGGTGCCCTTGTAGTCAGTGTGGTCCTTGACCGTGAAAGTGAGGAGAACCTTTGAGTTCTCGTCGGCATCGACCTCGGTGCCGGTCTTCCACACCATGAGGCTACCATCAATCCAAAAGCGGTGCAGATAGGTGTAGCCATAATCGCTGTCCCAGCCGGACGAGCTACGATAAGTGACCTCGATGTTTTTGTAGCGCTTGCCCTTCTCTCCGTACTGGGAGGTTGCCGGAAACTCGCTGCCAGCCTTGACCTTGGCTTGATCTTCAAGGCCACGGCGATAATGCGGGATCAGGTAGGTGGCGATGCCCGAAATCGCCATCGTGATCGTGGTGCAGCGAGCAACCGTCAGGAGGTTCATTTCGAAGTCATTGGCGGTGCCAGCCTCGACCTTAGGAGTAATGGTGGCGATAGCATGCTCGATGGCGGCTTCGGCTTCCGCCGTGTTGGATTCCGTAAGGTCTCCGAGGCCGTTCCACATGCTGCGGTCCTTTTGGCTCATTGAGAGCGGGTGACGAATCACGCGATCGTTGATGAGGCTGGCAGTAGCGATCCCCATACCCTCACGAGCTTTAGCACGGCTCGTGTAGCAGTAAGTGTTGAGGTAAAGGCTCGTATAAGCCAGGAACTCGACGAGATTGGCCCGAAGGTGGCGATCACTGAATCCGCCGCCGCCCGTAATGCCATCCTCTTCCGCCATCGAGAGGAGGTCGTTGAAGGCAAACGCGTAGTCAGAATGTCTGGCCAGCATGTGAGGATCAACGCCGCCCAAAAAGTCGCTGATGCAAGTGCTGCCGACTTGTTTGAACTCGCCGCTCTCATGAACCAAGACGTACGAGGACCGGCGGTTCCGGATGGCGTTGCAATGCTGGCAGTGGTGATGAGTGTTCGCGAACTGAGTAAGGTCGACCTTGCACTCTGGAGACTTCTTGATCACCGTCCCGCCTTCAGTTTCCTCAAGGGAAGCTCCGAAGGACCAACCGGCAATCTTTGGAGTCTCGCCGTTGACTTCTACCTCAACGAAGCGAATCGTGACGTTCTCGCCGGTATCGGGGCGTTTGAGTAACCGGTCTTCGAACTTGCCGGTGAGCTTGAGGGTGATCGGAGCGACTCCGAGCTTGGTGGCTTTCTTGGTGATCTTGGCGAGTTGTTCCTGCAACCCTGGGACTCGGAACTCTGGGATAGTGTAGGTTTCGTTCATGCCGGAACATAACACACAGATGTCAGCTTGTCAAGTACCTAGCTACTATTTTTGTGACAGTTCGAATAGCCAGTTGTTGAAACCGAGCATTCCAGCAGGATCTGCCTTGTCGAAGGTATCGTTGTGGGAGTGGCAAACCTTCCACGTGTCCCACGGTTCTTTGTGAGAAAGCGGGAGCGCCCCGACGCAGAAACTCTTCACGCCGGTACGGTTGTACCACACCGAGTTGTTGACGGGGCAATCATACTTCCAGTCTTGCCCCACATCAGGAGCGTCCGGTGTGGTCCACACACCGCCACCGATGCCAGTGAGCTCAAGGCACACCACGGTGGGTTTGCTCAGCACCCAATAAGTCTCACGGTCGCACCAAGGACAAAGCTCATCAGTGAAGAGGTCGTCGCATTCGCACAGGCTGCTGTCGAGATCTTTTGGGCGCTCCTCCCTGCGATCGTGGAGGATGTACTCCGCTACCTTCTTGGCACCGCTCACCGCGTATGACACCACTTCTTCAGCGTCTGTAAAGACTACTGAACCTTTGAACTCCGGACGCGAAAGCAAGAACAGAAGCTGCATCACCGAGGAGGTGTTATCTTGAAAGTTATCGACATCAAGTCGCAGGACGTCGTAATGGGCGTCGAAGACGTACTTGGTTGACCACGGCGTCACGCCTTTGTGAATGTGGTAGTTCACGAACCGGTGTCTGGAGTCCGGCGAGAAATACTCGACCTTCTGGAATGGCAGGCCGATGCTGGAGAGCGCCAACTCGATCCCTAGCCTTCGGTTCCCCATTTTCGGAAAGAACCTCACAAAGTCGAGTGGATGTTCGAACTTTTCATGGCCTGGGAGCAGGTCGACGGCGTATCTGGATGGTGAGATTTCAGTCATGAGATTTGATGTTGGCCAAATAGATCAGGCCGTTGTTGTCTTGTGCCAGCATGGCTACTTCGGTGTGTTCCGCCAAGAAGGTATTCGCAACCTCAGTGTCGGTGCAGATGAACTTGACCTCGAACTTGCGACCAAACGTCTCAATAAAGAGGGTTCCGGTCGTAAGCTCGATGGGCTTAACGGGGGCGTCCAAAAGGTTGCTGCTCATGGCTTGATAAGGTTATGGCGTTGAAAAAGGACGTGAACGGCGGTACGAGTGGAACCAACCAAGTAGTCCAGCAGGCTTTCGGCTCCTTCACCAGTCACTTCTTCCTCTGCCTCTTTTGGCGTGATTCCGTAATGCTTGGCGATTGCTTTCAGGACTGTTGACTTGGTCTTACTATCCGTAACGGCGAAAAAGCGCTTGGTGGTTTCATGGTTGCTCATGTTGGAAAATAACACGAATGTGCCACTTTGTCAAGTATTTGATTTCTTGGTGATGATCGTAGTTGTCTCGATATGACACGATACGAACAAGTCAAGGATTCCAACCGGCAGTGGGCAGTCCGAAACAAAGCCGCCAAGCAAGCTATCTCTGCGAGATCGTACGCTAAGAAGCTGACGGAGTTGATACAGTCTCTGGGTGGAAAGTGCACTTGTGGTGCTGTGGACGGTTTGAAAGTCATGGGCACGAAAAAGGAACCCTGGGTACAGTGCAACGCGTGTTTCGAGTCGTCGAAGCTCACCCTAAAGACCAGACAACCCGGGTGGAACTCAATCAAGGCGAAGAAGAGGCGCGAGACACTTGGTCCGGTAACAGAAGATCAAAGGAAGAAGCAGCGCGAAGCTTCAGCCCGTTACAGAGCTAAGCACCCACACCGAAAGGCAGTATTGAAGGCCAAACGCCGAGCGGCTAAGAAACGAGTCCCGAACTCCCTCACTCGCGAAGAGTGGAATACGATGCTCGAATTGTGCGATTACTCATGCCTCAAGTGCAGGTCCTCCGCATCGAAGCTAACCATCGATCATGTCGTGCCGCTGGATGTCGGAGGTGACAACACTGCCCCGAATATCCAGCCGCTGTGCCAGTCGTGTAACTCATCGAAGGGCTTGAAATCGACCGACTATCGTCCCGAGTGGTGGCCGTTCAAAGCTCCTCAATCAAGTCAGCCATTGCAGCTTGAATCTCTACCTCCCGTTTTAGGGACTTTGCCCACACGACCTCGTCTCGAAACTGGAGTATTGCTTCCGACACCCAGCTAGCAATCATCGGGGGACTGACCGCATCGAGTTCCCATGACGAGTTCCCGTACTGTTCAATATACTTGGCGGCTCGCGAGTCAGAGGTTTTGGTCGGGTTAGGCGGAAGCTTCAAGGCTTCGACTTGGTCCATATTCAGGCCGATGCGGTGGACATAGACTGGACTGTCTGACATCAAAGACATCCTGCTTTGAACGTCTTCGGACATCGACAAACCTGATGGATCATGATCCCCTAGGTAGTGTGGACCTGTTTACCGGCACGAGCTTGTTCCCGAGCCCTGATCGCGGCGTCGTACATCGTCGAGGCGCTGCAGTATCCTTATTGGCTGTGAACGGTACCTGATACTTCTGGCACACCGGCAAGAGCACGCCCTCAAGAGCTTGCTTCTCGCACTGAACCTCGACGTACATCTGCTGATCCTTCCACTTGTTCAACTTGAAAGCCTCTGTGGCGTTTCCGAACGCATCCCGAGCCGTGTCCCAATAGGTGAAGTCCGTCATTGCCCGACCGCGATCGACGATCATATCCCAATCAACGTACCCAGCCATTCGGGCATCACTGATCACTGAGCCGAGCCGCGTATAGCTGGCTTCGCTGTTCGGGAATAGGTTGGTCGAGACCCCAGCGTAGTAAAGCTGGCGAAGGGTGACCGTGAAACCACCACGCCGGTAGTCGTCCAGTGTATCAACGGCCCAACGGATCAACTCCATCGATGATTCGTCGAATTTCTTGTCGATGAATCGCTCTCTCATAGGGTGAAGTCCTCCAGTTTTCCGACTCCGTTCGGGTGATGTCCACGCAGGACGTTTATGAGGCTGGTCCTAAGTGGTGTGTGATAGTCCATGCGCTCCACAAGCAGTTTTGCTTTCCTGATTCGAAGGGATAAATCCTCATAAAGGCTATCGTCGGTTTTCAGTACCACCCCCTTCGGGTATGTGATCGGACCGTCAAAGTAGTATCCAACCTGAGGCACATTAAAGTGCCGAAGTGCGGACGCACCGTCAACGTTGATGCTCGGTCCAGGTTCGTCATCGATGATGAATCTGAGTATCGCCTTCTTACCCAGCGTCGGAGAGATCAGAAGCTTGAAGCACCCAGTCATACCACGTTGAACCAGAACGGGGTTTTGAAAACCGGCTCTCATGAAGCCGGTTCCGATGGAACCGCGAACCTCGACGCCCTCCTTGACGAGGCTTCTGATGGTCTCGTACGCTTCCTGCTGGTGATCGTATGGCGTCTCAGTCTTCATCTTCAATCATTCCTGCAATGGTTTCGTCCTTGGTGCTTCCGTCGCCGATAGGGCGAGAGATTTCGATATCCTGTCCAGCCGTGACACCCTTCGAGAAGTCGTTGCCACGGTAGTTGACGTTGGTGTCCCATTTGGTTGAGCACTTCCGAAGATTCGGGTGGTAGTCCTTGGTTGCCTGCTCCAGCTTCGCCTTCTCGGTCACCACCATCATCGAGTACTTCTCGTTGACCTTCTCACGCACCGACTTCTCGTCGATGGCTGCGAATGTTTCGCGTTCGGTCTGCTCCTTGGCCGCAATGAGCTTGAGCATCAGGCCCGAGTGGATTCCGGCATAAAAGGAATTGCGTTGTTCCATCAAGCAGTTGTGGGCTTGCTTATGCTTCACCCACAACGCTGAGAACCGGTTCTTGAGGAAGAAGTAGGCATATTCCGCGAATTTGGCATCGCTGGTCCGACCGATAACCCAGATGGTGCTGCCACTGTGGACGAGCTTGACGTTGAAGAACTGGAGAAGGATGGACGTGATCCACTTGTCGGCAGGAGGACGACGCTTGTCGCCTTTGCAGGACTGAAAGCGGATCTGAGTGATCGGGTCGTCATTGCGGCTAACATCGCCGCTCGTGACCCCAGCGTCTTCGATTTCGACGGTAGCGATGTCGATACGATTCTTGATCGCAAACGCCTGAGCTTTCGCCATGGCGGCTTGGATCTCATGCTCGTCGGTCGATCCACGGACGATCGACATGATCTTGATGAGTTTGTCGGCTACATCAACCGGTGCTTTATGGATGGGTACAAGTGTGTCGGACATGCAAGACCATAACATACTCCCTTGATTCTGTCAAGTACCTAGACAACAAGCTTTCTCGGTTGTATGAGTTACAGGCTAGACCACACAATCAAAGGAGATGGTGATCAAACCATCGGTATGCTAGTTGGCGGGGCGGAACAGCTGGTCGGGTACTTGCTCAGCAAGGGCATCGGTAAGTATCGCGAATGATACATGCTCCTCACGATGGATGGTATGACGAGTTCAACGGACTGCGAATCCCCGCTTCTGGAAGCGCCAGCTCGTTCGAGGATCTTCTAAACCTAGTAATGTCGGAGAAGCAAAAGCTAGGAATCGATCTCATGAACCAGTCGCTTGAAGCTGCTCAGCTTACCAAGAGACTGTGCAGGCGTTATCCGTCCTTATGCTCCGACACTTCGGGACCAAACCACAAAAAGACCGGATGTTGCAACTAGACATCATTATCGCGGCGTGGCTCATCACCGCCACTCTGACCAAGTCCGACTTCCTGAGAGTTCCCAGAAAGCACGTTGATAGGTTGTATCAGCAGCTTCACCAGAAAGTGTGGGGCTCTGCCTCCTTTTTCTCTCCATCTGGGTGCGGCTTATGTTGCGGTTTTTGGGTCGCCCTTGGGCTTTCTTACTTCACAGAGACTAGCTTTTGGGTCCTATGGGGCTCGGCTACTCTGTTTAGCAAGCTCCCATCCCATGATTGACCGTTACAAGGACAAAGACATCAGTACCGTCTGGAACCGCCTCTCAACTTACCAGAGATGGCATCGGGTCGAAGTCGCCTGGCTCAAGGCCATGAATGACCGCAGTATCAGGATCACCTTCCCGGAGTGCATGGACGTCTGGGAAAACTTGAGCATCAGTATCCCGGCGATCGAAGCTCGGGAGGCTATCGTACACCATGACGTCTCGGCCTTCGTTGACGTCATGCAGGCGTCGTTCTACGACAACAGCCGTGCCAAAGGGGTTGACGACCAGCCATGCATCAATCATGCAAACTCGTATCACTTTGCTCTCACCAGTTCAGACGTGGTCGATACAGCAACCTCGCTGGCTTTTCAAGAGAGCTTCCAGCATGTTCGGAACGGCATTCACACACTTCGAATGGCTCTTTCGACGTTCGGTTTCATAAAAAGGTCTGACCGGTTCTGCATCTCCGAACCGTTCGTGATAGCCAGAACCCATGGTGAGGTTGCCGGTGTTATCGACGTGTCACAGAAGACGTCGCGTTACATCGAGCAACTCAACATGACTTTTCACAGGACAAACCAGCTTGACTTTTTTGGAAAGTTTACAGGTCCGCTCGGGTTATCGACCGGGTTCGAGGATCAATACGACGTGCACCGAAACGCATCGATTCGGCTTGGTCTTACACCAGTCCAGTCATCGACCCAGGTGATCCCAAGGTCGGTGTTCTCCGGGTACATGTTCGAACTTGCTCTCCTTGGCAGAACACTCGCAGCCATCGCGATAGATCTCCGGCTCATGATCTCCCAGAAAGAGATCACCCTCAAGAAGTCCGACGACATCAAAGGATCGAGCTCAATGCCACACAAAGTCAACCCCGTCGAGCTTGAAAAAGTTTGCGGGATGGCCAGGCTGTTGTCCGGATATCTGTCGTCTAGTCTTGAGAATGTCGAGATATGGGGAGAGCGGGACATGTCCCACAGTTCCGTGGACCGTCTCACCTTTGAGGATGCATTCCACCTCGTGATGCACATGATGCTGTGCATCGAGAAGACAATTGAAAAGTGCGAAGTGAACTCTGAAAGGGTTCGTGAGGTCTATGGCGACCACAGCCGTGATATCGTGAGCTATGAAGTCATCCACTGGATTCTCACTAAAAGCAAAGGGGTGACCCGCGACACCATTTACACGGCAGTGAAGCATTGGGCCGCGACCGGAGATTCGCAAAACATCAGAGTAATTCTAGACTCCGAAGATCTCTACGAGGAGTTCGCTACTAAGTATCAGGGTGAGCTTTAACTGCGCCATCGTTCGGATGCCCCAAACGGGCAAGCAAGGCTTGTTCTTCTACGTCTTTTGGGTAAACCACAAAGGCGAACCAATGTCGGTCACCCAGATCGATAACACAACGCTCGACATACCAGTCGACGCTATCATGATAGCGCACGCCCGTCCAGTTGGGACGCAGATTGAGATCTCGAACACGAGGCTTGAAGGCGTCTTGTTTGACGGTGACACTACGACGTGTTGGAAGTTGTACCGCGCCGGACTGCTCGCCGACATCATCAAAAAAGCGTGGCTAAAAATTAACCAAGGAGAAAGTAAAAGTGTTTGAAGCTGAACTTGAAGCCATAACGCTTGCTGAAAGAGCCCTCATCAGGAAAGCTCTTGTGAGCGACGAAGTCGTGATTGCGGCTCCAGTGACTCGGCACAAGATAACGTACTTTGAGCTCGGGTCGTTCACCGACAACATCGTGGCTTTAACGACCAGAGGCGAAGACTTCGCGTCGTATACTGAAAGCCTCGAAGCTGACTCAGTTGTTCAAGAGGACGTGGTGTGGAGAATCACTTTTTCAATTTATCTCCCAAGATTTCAAGCTCCGGCCATCAGCAAGAACATTGTCTTTGAATCCAGTGAGTCGAACCGGCTGACCGCTCTTATAGCTGGGCACGCCGATACTCTCGAAAAATTCCCGGGGGCCGTTGTCAAGACCCTTGAGATCCATGATGTCAGAAAGCCCGTCGATCCGTTCTGGGAGAACCCCCAGTAGTGTTCTCTCGTCAAGTTGTATAGGCGTGACATTGACAGCGATAGTGCTAGGTATTGGTCCAATTCAATAACCACATTATCACCTTATGCCATCTTATGTAGCACCCGGCGTTTACGTTGAAGAGAGAGACTTCTCGGATTACGTAGCAGCCCTTCAACAGACGTCCGTCGGTATGGTCGGCACCGCCAAGCGCGGTCCTATCAATGTTCCGACTCTTTGCACGACCCCGGAACAGTTCCTGTCGATTTTCGGCGAACCGACCGTTCAGTCGTATGGTCCTCACGCCGCCCTCAACTATCTCCGTAAGGGGAATCAACTCTGGTATGTCCGCACTGCCCGTGAATACGAAGCAGCTGCTGCTCAGATCGTGTCGATGGGTGCTGAAGACTCCAGTGGTCGCATCTACTCCTTCGTGGTGAACAGCGTCACCGGCCTGAACGTGGGCGATTGCCTCCGCATCAGTGAGACTGGCAAGCCCACCACTCAAAACGTCCTCATCACCATCATCAACGGTGGCACGAAGACGATCACCCTCGGTGGTCCTCTCCTGTCTTCTTATTCCGCTTCCGCTACCTCCGACTCTCTGATCGAGCTGGTTGCAGACGGTGTTGGTGCCGGTTCCGCCGAAGTCTTCGGCGTGCAGCGCAAAAACCTCTCGGTCGAGCGCCTTGTGAAGTTCACGGCCAAAGATCCTGGCGACTTCGCAAACTTCGGTAGCCGCTCCGGTATCGAAATTGTCATCGAAGACGGTGGTCAGTTCGCAAACCTGAACCCGAGCACCGGCCAGCCCTACGAAAGTGATGGCGGTATTCCCCTTCAGGGTGTTCTTCCGTCCGTTCCTTCGGTCGATACCAAGCTCGATCTGCTGTTGCTTACGGCAGCCAACGGCGGCGTCCGATCCGGCGAAATGCGCGGCGTCAACTACGACGTTGCCTCGACCTTTGTCAGCGCTGCTTCGGCACCCTCCAGCTCCTCTTCGGAGTCGGCTGATGACGTCGTTCTTGAAGTTCTTTCGACTGCTGGCTTTACCGCCGGTCAGGAAGCCCGGGTCTCCGGTTCCGTCGATTTCGACGGTACGGTGACGGTTGTCGCGGTCCTTTCCGATACCGAAATTCAGGTCGGTGGTCTCACGACCATTCCTGATGGTGATCTCACCGAAGGTGGGGCATTCGTGGTATCCCTTGAGAATCTCGACTCTCCGAAGCTCGGGGTGCTCTACCTCTGCACCGACAACGATGCCGACGGCTCTCTTGGTTACTCGACTTGGGCAGCTCAGGGCGTCCTGACGAAGCGCGTCCGGGTGTTCTACCAAGGCCGTCAGGTCGAAATCTTCGACAACCTGATCGGGTACGACAACACGAGTCCTTGGTATTGGGACACTGTGATCGGCAATGAGACGACGACTCTTCAGAACTCGTCTTACATCTACTGCCAGTACCTCGGTACCGGTCAGCAGCCGATCAACAGCTACAACCGTACCAAGCATCCCAACAACCCGAAAATGTTGATGGGCGAAGACACGGTTGTCCGGATCGCTGATTCTTCGAGTGCCGCCACGGTGACGCTCAAGAACGCTCGCGGTCACAACGGTGATTCGCCGTCCGACGACGACTACATCGGCACGATTCAGGAAAGTGGACGCCATACCGGCCTCCAGAACTTCCGTCGCGTCGAGTTGTATGATATCAACCTGATGTGCGTTCCCGGGATCTCGACCGCTTCTGTTATTCAGGAGATGATCACGATTCTCGACGAGCGCAATGATTGCCTTGGGATCATCGATCCTCCGTTCGGTCTCACCCCTCAGGAAGTCGTCAACTGGCACAACGGTTCCGGCTCCTACACCGGATTCCACTCCGCCTTCACGACCAACCGTGCCGCCCTCTACTACCCGTGGGTCAAGCAACACGATCCGTACACCAAGCGTGATCTGTTCCTTCCTCCTTCGGCGATCGTTCCGGGTGTCATTGCCTACTCCGACTCCGTCGGTGAGGCTTGGTACGCTCCCGCCGGTATCACTCGCGGTAAGGTCCCGAACGCACTCTCCCCTGAGTACGTGGTCACCAAGGGTGACGTGGACTTCTTCTACGGTCCCGGAAACGGAAATGCTGTCAACCCGATCATGCAGTTCACTGTTGACGGCGTTGTGGTTTATGGTCAGCGCACCCTTCAGCGCTTCCCGTCCGCCCTCGACCGCATCAACGTTCGCCGCCTCTTGTTCTTCATCGAGAAGTCTCTCGCGAAGGCAACCCGCCGTATGAACTTCGAGCAGAACGACCCGATCCTCTGGGCTCAGGTCCGCAACCTGATCGAGCCGTTCATGGAGAACCTCAAAGGCCGTCGTGCTGTTGAAGACTATCGCGTGAAGTGCGATCAGGACACCAACACGCCCCATCATCGCAACAACAACGAGGTGGTGGTCAAGCTCTACGTGGTCCCGACCAAGTCGGCTGAGAAACTGATCCTTAACGTCACCCTGATGTCGAGCGGCATCAACGTCGATGAGTTCATTTCTCGCGACAACATCATTCCCGGGAGCAACTAGTCCCGATTCATAGCAGTCTGGCCCGGGTGGAGTACCACCCGGGCCTTTCTGTACTTGGATTTAAAGCCAAGCCTTAGGAGCCTTGGCGGCTTCCTTGGCGGCTTTAGCAGCAGCGGCCTCGGCTTCGAAAACATCAACGAGGTATTTCGCCACGATCTCCATGTTGTGGTTGTTCAGGAGGACGCACTTATTTTTGCGGTTGATTTCGTACGTTTCAAGGTGGAAAAAGTGACCACCAATAGTATCACCATTGGCCCGAAAGTCTCCGCTTTCGTCTTCTCCGGTAAGTCCCGGAAGGTGAAGCTCCTTTCGGATCTCGTTCCGGATACGTTTAGTACCGATCATCTCAACATTCTCGGCGATAGCGGCGTCGAAGTTGGTAACAAGGTACACAGCGATGTTGAACGCCCTGCTTGCCCGTTCTTTCGTTTCTGGGCGGTAGCTCAACATAGGCAAGTCTTTGATGATGCGTTTGTGTAAGGGAAGTGGGCGCGGTGGGATTTCTGAGTCAGTCATATTGTTGTATGGGGTTATTTTGAGTGAGACCAGCCCGCGTTTGCGGATGAATCAATCAAGGTTACCTGAAAGAAAGCATTGTTGAAATTGGACGTCTTGACCGTGCAGTTAAGTCGAAAGCGTTTTACTTCTACCTATTCAGAATGATCGCACTCGCTGAAACCAGAACCGTCCTTAGGTCTATCCTTGAGGAGTCTCAGCTCGATGAGTCGATTTCGCAGCGGCAGTTTTGGGATTTTTACGCGGTATTTGCCAACGGGCTTGAAGACGTTCCCGGGATCGATGTTGACTATATCGTCGACCAGGCGTGGATGGGCGTCATAGAGCCGTACACGGTTAAAGTGTTCCACCGACTGATCCAGTCATCTATTGTGGCAATGTCCAAGGTTGATCCGGGAGTTGCAGATCGCTATGACCATGATGGACAATACTCGGTCGAGAAACTGCTTCCGTTTATTCGGAAGGACCTCAAGAAGATGTTTGCAGCCAAGACCGTGCCGGAGATGATCGCTACCTTCGAATGGTTCGGGTCGTCTGACGAGGTGAAGCACGGAGACTGGGAAATGTCGGACTGGTTCACAAGCCGCGATGGGACTTGGGCAGGTCTGGCAAACAAACTCATCGTGGAATACCGCAAGCGCAATGCCAGTCGCCAAGCCAAGGCTCTTTCGGTTGATCGCATGCTTGCTTGGAGCCATCACAATGACACAATGGCCAGCAACATTGGCAAATGGCTCCCCGTGGCGTTGGACGCCAGGTCTCATGGGAATATGAACACGCTGCTGTCTAGCGCCAGTCCGTCTGTCAGGGACGCCCTGAAATCGGCCTCTCACGGGATCGGTAAGCCAGAGCTTACAATGTCTGATCATATCGAGATCGAACTAAACCGAACTCATGGAGTAACCCGGGTCAAGAGAACTGGCGATCACTTTACAGTAGATTGCGTTGGCACTGACGGGTTTCGACCAAAAGAGGAATGGGAAGACGGCAAGGGTCCGTGGAAGTGGATTCCTGTACAGAAAGAGTTCGAAGTGTCAGAATACGGCCTTTATGACCTCGTGTCCGGGAAGGCTCACATGTTCAGGCAGAAGAGACCAGACGGCAGCGGGAAGAGCTACAATCATAGTTTCGGGTTCTTGTACCGTGGACTAGACCGCAGAGAGCTCAAAAGTTCGGATCAGTGATCCGGATATCATAGTCTGCGTAGTCCTCGAACTGTTCGTCGTCGGAGGCAAGCCTTCTGGCGACCAGATCCGGGCTGTCGAAGTGCCGGTTCATCAGGCGCTGAGTGCGAGTCTCAAGGTCGATATCGAGATAAATCACGAAACACAGAGCCCGGATACTCGGAGTAAGCTGAGCCAAATACCGTGGCGTGAGCTCAATAGCATCAGAAACTACAAACTCGGCAACCGACAAGCCATACTTCCATTCTCCCCACTGACTTTTGACAATAAGGGTGCCGGATTTTTCCATTTCGTCGAACTCCTCGACGCTCACGAATGCGTAGTCCTCAGCAGTCTCACCGGGTCTCGGAGGACGTGTTGTGTATAAGACTGCATCCTTGAAGCCCCGTTCTTTGAACTTCTGCATCAAATAGTCCTTACCGGACCCGCCTTTTCCTACGATTATGATTTTCATGGTACTAGAAAGTCTTTGCCGGTGAAAGGACAAACCAAGACGTCACCAGTTGAACAGTCTCGGGCATCAACATAGCCATTATACTTTGCATGAGGGCTGTAAAGGTATCCCGGGAGCCCGAGAACCGGTATCCCGAGCGGAATACCACCGATGTGCACCGTTTGGATCACGTTAGCCATTTTCTCGGACTGGCTAGCAACCATCACCTGTGTCACCTTAGTGGTACACCCGGCAGCAACTAAACACAGACCGATCAAAAGACCCTTCATCGGTTTGTAGAAAGCAGTAGTACCAAGTAGGTGTATGTTCAAGACAATAAACCAAACTCAACTCTAATCCTACAACGTTATGGCAGGTTCCGCACGCATTCAAGTCTCAGTCCCATCCGGCATCGGTACCTGGTATCCAGGTGCAGTCGTCAAGAACACCGGCAAGACTGGCCGCATCTCTCTTTCCTTCACGAACATTTCCCGCAAGGGCCGTACGTCCGGAGTTGAGCCTGGCCAGTCCGTTCAGTTCCGCTTGTTTGAATCCTCGAATCCCGTCGGCGCTGTTGGTGCCGGTACGGCTCTCGTGACAGCTTTCACCGTCAAACCCGGTGGCAACGTCGCGAAAGATATCGTGGTCTCCAACGGCAAGTTCATCCACGTTGAAGTTTCCGGCGTTGACGCTGGCTTCAAAGGTGGTCAGGCCACCATCGACGCGATGTTCCAAGGCATCCCGTTCCTCGGTCAGCTTGACATCGAAATCGCTGGCGGCAAATCCGGAGCTGGCTTCGCTGGTCACGACCACATCGGCGTTGCTGATGGCACCGTGAGCAACTGGCCTGAGACGGCATCTGACGTCTCCTAATCTCAGCAGCATCTGAGTGGAGGTTACTCCAAGGCGGGCAGGACGGGGGTCCTGCCCGTCACTGTATTTGGGCCTAGCGCTTAACTAGTTGATGCTCTTTGGTGAGCATCGTCATTTTCCCATCATGCTCCTGATCGAGGGCAACGACCCAGCACAGCAAGGTGCGGCTTTTCAGATACCCGGTTTTAACGAGCGAATCGACATGATGGTCTCCGTGCCGCTGAGCGATGGGGACCACTGCTACGCGATCCCCGACTTTCCATTCTTCAGTGCTCATGCTGATCCGAGGACGACGGTTGCATCGGTCTGTTCTCCGGTACCGATGAGGAAAAGTGGAGTGCACTCACGGACGAACCCGCTGCTGATCACGTTCTTGTGAAGCCATTCGAGGAACTTATCGGAGTCCTGAACCTTCTGAGGATCGCGTGTCCCATAGAGACTGCCGTCAATGAAGTTCGCGAAGTTGATGGAGATCACCGGCTGATGATGAGTGGCGTTGTACATTAGGGCCTCGTTAAGGCCCTGCTTGCTGAAGGTGGCAATGCGCCGTGGCAACTTCGTGAGAGTCGTATTCTTGACGACCTCCGGGATTGTGATCCCCGCATCGGCTTCAACCTGCTCCCATGTGATTTCGGTTTGGTCCGGGTACCAATTACCGGAGAACGAGTCGATCACTTCGTGCTTGACGCCGCTCTTGACATCCTCCCACGTCAGGTGCTTGCCGTCTTCACCGATGAACTTCTTCGAGTTGATGCGGATTGGATGAGTTCGAGTATTGAACACCACCCGGCCAGCGATGGCTGGCGGAAGCATTGCATCATTCAGCGCTGCGGAAATCGTGACATTCCGAGAAGTGGTGTGCGGAGCAAACAGGTGGTGATTGTTGGAGAGCGGGAAACCCTGGCCGATTTCGTACAGCCCAGAATCACCGCTCAGAAGCCTTTCAAGGATCATGGTCTCGACCGGCGCAATCTGGCCGATCTTCTCGATTCGCTCACGATAGTCACTGGCCACTTTGGTGAGAGGGTGGCGCAGGACCTTACGGGCCAAGACAGCCCCCGACCCTGAGGCGGTCGTACCGGTTTTGAGAGTACCCGCACCACGGGTCTCAGTGTAGAGTCCGTTCAAGTCACACAGTCCCTTTTCGTAGTCAATGTCGATTTGCTGAACCACTCCAGCCCGAGGATGAATGAACAGCTTTTCCTTTGGCAGGCCAATGAGCGCGACTTCCTTCTCAAGGCTATCGAGGTCGATGATGGCACCGGCAACAATGTAGATGGCCTTGAGCTTCTCGTGATAAAGGGAGCCACTCGGGAGGTTCTTGAACACGATGTCCTTCTCACCATCCACGACACGGTGCGAGGCGTTCGGGCTATTGCTGGTGACCAAGAAGTGGCAGTCTCCGAGCAGCATCCCGCCGGAGTGCTTCACCAAGTAGCTTGAGATTTTGCCCTTTCCGCTTGATCCTGCGGAGACGTCGAGCACGAAATTGAGATGGCCGGGTATGAAAAACGACATACCTGTCAGAAAGCGCCAACTAGTGACTCCGTTTTATCTCACCGTAAAAATCAGTCCATTCATGCTTGCCATTCTGCCATCCGATCCGGTATGGCTTACCTTTCCACTCGTTGCTGGTGGTGGCCCAAACAATCTCGGTAGTTTCGAGGGACTTGGCTCGCGCCTCATCATTGGCCCGCTTGTCGTGCTCGTGATCGGCATGTAACTTATTGCGCTCTTGATCAGACCACCAAGTATTAGTACCGAGATCCGGCGCAACCGTATCAAGCGTAAGAGGGAACGACTCTCGAAGCATCGACTTCATGATCGACACGCTCTCTCTCATCTTGATTTTCATGTGGATAAGTATCGATATGGACTACCAACTTGGACACCGGATCAAAAAGGATGCACGTGATAAGAAGTTCCCACTCGGAGCCTTGCTCGAAGGGAAAACGGACCTCACCGCGAAGTTCTGGGAGCCCGGGGCTGTCATGGACCAGGGTCAGACGTCGAGTTGTGTTGGGCATGCCTGCAGTTTGCTGATCTCCAGCGCTCCACGGATGCAGACCAAACCCGATCCGTACACGATCTATAAAAAAGCTCGGATGATCGACGAGTTCCCGGATGACCAGCCCGGGACCAGCATCAGAGCTGGCATGCAGGTTCTCAAGAACCTCGGGCTGATCAAAAGCTTTCACTGGGCTGGCAGCATCGACGACATCAAGCACTATCTTTGTAACGTCGGCCCGATCGTCTTCGGAACCCCGTGGTATGACTCCATGATGTTCCCGAAAAGGAACGGGAACCTCGTGATCAAGGGATCTCACGGAAGTATGGGTCATGCTTATCTGGGCATCGGGTGGGACGAAGACCTCGGGATCATGATCCAAAACTCCTATGGCGAGATCTGGAGCAGCATCGGCGGACGAGCTTTCATCTCCGACGTTGATATGGAACGCCTTCTTGAGGAAGGCGGGGTGGCGTGTGCCGGGGTTGAGTAACTGTCTAAATGAAAACACTGCTCCTTCAGTTCGTCCTGCTGCTTGCTCTTGCCAGTTGTGCCACGCACCCCGTCTCAAAAAAGACCGGCAACTTCGTGATCACAGAGTTTGACCGGAATGGTAGTGAGGTTCAAAAGTATGAGGTTACTAAGTACGTGCTTCGATACAACCCTCCGGGAGTTGAGTTCTCAGTTTCGCCGACAGAAGTGAAGCTGCTAAAGAACTTCACGATTCAAACCAAGTAGTCTGTGAAGTATCTGATCCACTCCATGAAAGGTCTGGGAGACAATGTCTTCCAGCGCATCTTCATCAACGACCTAGTATCACGAGGTCATAGTGTTTGGATCACAACGCCGTGGCCTGAGATTTACCAAGGCATCAAGGGTGTCTACTTCGTCAAGCAAGAGACCAAACTTCGCACCCAGGCCAAAAATGTCGAGACTACAGACATTGAATGGGATGAAGCTCCGAAGAGCGCCAAGGAAATAACGATGTCTTACGGTAGTCGGGACTTTGCTCGTGGAACGTCAATAGTTCGAGCAATGGAAAGATCGATCCCGATTCAGAACGGGTTCAAGATGGACCTCCCGAACTACCCACTACCAAAGCTCGTGCTGGATGGTATGAAGGGAGACACCAGACCCATTGCTCTTATCCGTCCCGTCACAGTTCGCAAAGAGTGGTGCAACCCGGCCCGTAACCCAATCCCCGAATACGTGGCGTGGTGTTCAAACCGGCTCAGAGACGAGTTTCACGTTGTCTTGGTCGCTGATCTCGATGACTCGGCAGAATGGCTGCTGCCCCCGTTTCCGTGGGCAGATCAGTCCTTCACTTGCGGTGAGCTCGGCATCAAGGAAATACTTGGTCTCACTCAACATGCCTCGGTCGCCGTTGGAGGTGTTGGTTGGGTGTTGCCGGTAGCAGTCGCGTACCAAACGCCGTTGTACTGCATATTAGGGGGTCAGGGAGGTCACAACTCTCCGAGGAGAGTTACAGATCCGAGAATGAACCTTTCGTCAGTGCGGTGGGGTATGCCAGACAAACTGTGCATGTGCTCTGATATGCTGCACGAATGTGCGAAGACAATATCTTCTTTAGAAGTAACATTCGAGAAGTTTCTCAAGCAAAAACCAAGACACCGCCATGATCCCAGCTTTAATCAAGTGCCAGTCCACTCTTCAATGGTTCCCTGAGCTTGGGCTCGGTTACTACCCCGTTACTGATTCTCCGTATGATGCCGATTACTGGGACAAGTATGTCAAGTATGCTGACACAGATCTCGGTCGCCAGATCGCGAAAGATAGGATCGCTTTTGTGGATCGTTTCCATTCCGGTCCGGTAGTCGACATTGGAATCGGCTGTGGAGACTTTATCACAAAACGCAACGAGTGGGCGGGTGGTGGAACCTTCGGGTTTGACATCAACCCGGTCGGAGTTCAATGGCTCAAGCGCAACGAGATCTACTGCAATCCGTACGAACAGCCCGTTTTTGCCGCCACCTTCTGGGACGTGATCGAGCACATTCACGACCACGGTCCGCTTCTCAAGAACATCACCGGATTCGTCTTCATGTCGGTGCCGATCTTTACCGGCCCCGATGATGTTATGCAGTCTAAGCACTTCCGCAAAGATGAGCACTGCTGGTACTGGACTCAGAAGGGTCTCGAACACTACATGGCGGGCTTCGGCTTCACCCTCGTCGGAGAGAGTGACTTCGAAACCCGCCTTGGTCGCGAATCTATCGGCAGTTATGCCTTCAAAAGAACCGCCTAGAGGTCAAGCCCTAAGCTTTTGAGTTCTGCGAGGTCTTCGTTAAGGCCCTCTTGGTACTGACCAAGAGTGACTTGAAGTTTATCGATCTGAGCGCGTACGTCGTCCGTCAACGCCGTTCTCTGTACCACCTTCTCGATCAGCGCCTGCTTGCGATTGATGGCCTCCTTCTCACGACGGAGCGAATCACGCACTACTGTCAGGTCAATGGACTGCTTGACACGAGCCGCCTCCTTGGACCGGACCACTTCGGCGACATCACTGATGATTTCGGCAATGCGCTCCGGTGGCACCGGCTTGGTTGGCTCAGCGATGACTTGGCGCGTCACCTCGTCAGCGGGGATCACCGTTGTGGTAACCTTCCGATACACCCCTTTTTGGATGATTTCAATGAAACCGTCTTCTTTCAGCCGACGAACTGCCTGCTGAAGCTGTCCTTGAGAAGGCTCTCCTCCGCAGACCATTTCAACAGCCGTCTTGATGTCAGCCATCCCAAACTGTCCGACCAGTAAGTCAGCGATGGTCGGGATTGAAGTCCCAGGTATACCATCCGACAGAGGCTTCAGAGGTTCGGGCTCAGGCTGTTGAACCTCCTTAGGAGGTAGCAGACTGGCCGTGCTCAGCACGTGCACTGCACGACTCACGCCGTGGACCTTTCTTTCAGACGACTTCGGCGGTACGACGCTGGACTTCGCTGGCGTAACCTGAATCGAGCGACCTCCGCTTTTGACCAAAGCGTCGATTTCATCAAGGGACAGGACTTTTTCTGGTGGCGCAATGTTCGGCGAAATCTTCAGATCCTTGACCTTGAACTCAAGGTAGTCTATCGACAGAATAATGCTGGAGGTTTGCGTTTTGATCCACAACTCCGGTTCCACCATGCGGTGATGCTGCTTCCGGAAAGCTGGCATCAATGTAATCTCGATCACGTTGAGACCCTTCAGGTACTCAGTGATACGCGACCGGCGATTGTGGTCTCGAAGGTCGGACGGACTTGCTCCGGGGTGTGTGATGATAGTGGTCGGGAACTTTCCCGATTTAACAGCTGCAGGATTGAGTAGTCTTTGCATGCCTAATCATAACACATCTATGCCTTCTTGTCAAGTATCTGAAGATCGACCGCTGGCTTGTACCCTTGATTGACCACTTTCCCGAGCCGAAAGTTGAGCATGAGATCGAAGCAGCAGTCTGGGCTGCAAACGTGATAAATGCCAGCCGGGATCAAGTCCCCCGCCACACTCTGACCCCTACTGATGGTGATCCACTGACTTCTAATTAAGCCTGGGCTCGCATAGACCGTCGTCTGTGTCTGTTCCGTCTTTCCACAATGGTCGCACGTATTGAAGGTTCCGGTCATAATCTGTAGAATGCTAGGCTGTCTCTTTTCGTACCCACCAAGACGGATACAAACCGGGAGATGACTCCCCCGTAAGGTTTAGTTTCAGGCCATGCTTTTTCACAAAGGCATCAACGGCGTCCATTGTCGGCCTCCAAGTGGGATGATAGTCGTGTCCTGAGAAGATGCCTCCGACTTTGACTTTCGGCCACCACTGCTCCAATGTTCTCCCCCTGTCTTGGCCAGTGTGAGCATACCCGTCAATATAGACGAATGAGAGAGACCCGTCAGCAAACGACGGCAGGGCTTCATCGAAGGACATTCTTAGCGGGACGCACCTACCCTTTCCGCGCACCACCAGCTGCAGGCATGTGCTTACGGCTTCACTTGGGCCGTGATGGTCGCTCCACCGGTCGATGCTCCACAATAGAGTGCACCTGCTTCTGGTCAGGATCGTCTTCGAAAAGTTGCCAGCGGCAACTCCGAGTTCCGCTCCCTCACCGACGAACAGGTTGCACAATTCCTGACGGCTTGCTATATTCATGTTGTAGGGAAAGCCAGCTCCAAGACTCGGCGTCTGCTTTCATGTCTCGCTTTAGTTGCTTGATCCGTCGCTCGTCCATACTAGTACAAGACGCCAAAACGACGACGGATAGTAGCGAAAACAAGAGTTTCACATCAACACTTACGGATCAGTCCCACTGCGGGATTAAGTCATAATCTGGAGAAAACCAGTACTCCCAAGACTCCGCGTCGGCCTTCATAGCCTTTTTCAATTCGTGGATTCGTCGTTCCCAAGTGTGGACGTTTTGCAGCGTGGCTGGAAGATTATCGGGCCACGCTGGACAGTCTGTGATGAGCCGGAATGTCAAGATCAGGAGCAGCAGGGCAAGATGCATTCGGATAGTTCCGGATTCGATTGGTAGTCAAAGGCCAGCTCTAGTGGTGACGGCTGCTTCTATCAGCCAACCAGCTGCAAGACGATGAGTGATCGTGCCGGATGAGACTCCGAGATCACGCTCCCACTCCGACACCAGCTTCTTTTCGCCGTTATACTCTATCCAGCGATTTGTTCTCTTATTCCGATTTTGCTCATGGCCTGTGGCCCAATAGCAATTCTCCGGGCAATAATTGCCGTCATTATCCCGGCGCTCAATCGAGAGACCATCCGGAGCTTCCCCCATATCAGCTAAGAAGTTCTCAAACACGTGCCACCAGACATGAACCGAAATCCCACGTGCCCCATAGTCAGAATATCGCGAGTTTTTTGTGTTGTGGCAACGTTGCTTCATCTGAGACCAGATCGCATAAGTGCGAGTCACTTTGCCATTAACCTTAGCCTTTCCGTGGGTTGTGTTGATTTCCCGGTTGAGGCATTTGCAAGATGTGATCTTTCCGGACGTGACGTGATATAATGGGATCTCTTTGAGAGTGCCACAATCGCATTCAAACTCCCAAAAGGTCTTTTTGCCTTTTTTACCAACAAGGCGTTTTGCCGTGAGGCGTCCGAACTTTACTCCAGTGTGATCGACGAACTTGCGAAACTTTGCCTTAGCGTTTACAGACTCGATGCTCATCCACAAAAGAATGCAGCTTCTTCAACTGTTGTCAATCCCACTGTGGGATCAATCTCGTTTGGAACCCTTTCAGTTCTTCGATCAGTTTCTCTTTTTCCTTCTCCCCGGCAGCGATCAACTCACTACCGTTGAGCTCAATGGCCTGACCTCCCGGACCCTGAATGCCCTTGAACTTCGACCGCATTTCACCAAGGCCGATCTTAGACTCGGCGAG